AGGTAGAAGCATTCGAGGAATTGTGGGGCTGTTCGCCGACTCTCATAGTTGTTGATAACCTTATGGATATCTCCAATGACGGGGGAGAAGAGTTTGCTAACATGCGTTCCACAATCAAAGAGTTGAAGTATCTTGCAAGAGATACCAACGCTGCGGTATTGATACTGCATCATACCAAAGAGTCGTATACGGGGAACCCATGCCAACCTCGCTCTGCTTTGCAGGGCATGGTGGCACAGTTGCCTGCACTTATCTGTACAGTGGGAACTAACGCACCAGGCTACCTCGCGGTAGCACCCGTTAAGAACCGCTATGGTAAGGCAGATCCAACTGGGGATACGGCTTTTTGGTTGCAGTTCAATCCCGAATTTATGGATGTCTCAGACATACCTGAACGGGTACAATGAAGCACATCAATGATTTGAAACCTGACTACTCAAGGGCTATGGATATCAGAGGTGAACCCACCACTGTATGCGTATGTGGGTGTTTCGTTTGGAATCTTAAAGTAACATTTGAAGCAGATGGTACGATAGGAATGTACTTTCTAGATATGGAGTGCGCTGACTGTGGAACACAGGCAACCGCCCCAACCGAGGAGTAAAGATGAAACTAAGAACATACGTATTCTTGATGATTTTTGTGGTCTTTGTGGGTACACTGCCCCATACTGTGGGTGCTCTTACTTTGCAAAAAAAGATTATTCAGATTGAAGAAGAGATTGTTTATCGCTGTGCAAATCCAGCGATGAGAGAAATGAAGTTGATCGCAAAAGAAGTTGCTAAGATCAAGGTCATGGCACAGTTCAAGAGCGTCAAAGAGTGGAAGGCTTTAGATGAACTATGGTACATCGAGTCACGCTGGGATTACACGGCAGACAATCCTCGCTCCACTGCCTATGGCATACCTCAACTGCTCAAGATGGATCCAAAGACTCCATTGGTGAAGCAGATTGACCTTGGATTGAAATATATTAAGCACCGCTATGGCACACCTACCAAGGCATTGAAGTTCCACAAGAGACATGGTTGGTACTAATGAGTAATCCAGCAAAGGCCAAGGGATCTAAGGCCGAAAGAGATATCGTTGATTATCTAATTGAGAACGGATTCCCATACGCTGAAAGGCGTTTAGCAGGGGCGCAAGAAGATAAGGGCGACATTGCTGGTGTCAATGGTGTATGCATCGAAGTTAAAGACCATGCAAAGATGGCTCTCTCTGGCTGGCTAGAAGAGTTACGAGTTGAGATGATTCATGCTAAGGCATGGACTGGTGTCGTATGGCATAAGCGCAAAGGTAAATCATCTCCTGCCGATTGGTATGCTACAATGCCTGGGTCAGTGTATTTAGATTTGCTAAAGAAGGCAATGAAATGATCCAAGATAAGCCAGATATAACAACAATTCTCGAGTACTACGGTGCTCGGGTTCCTACCCGTGGTGGATGGGCTAAGTTAAAGTGTCCATTCCACGATGATTCACATGCATCTGCAGCAGTCAACTTAAAAGAAAACATCTTTAAGTGTCATGGTTGCCAGTATAAAGGCGATGCGTATGCTATCATTATGCAAAAAGAAGGAGTTGGTTTTCGTGAAGCAGTCACACTTGCAAAGGGAATCTTTGACCAGAGCGGCAAAGTTCTACCACAGCGCACTACACGAAGCGGAGGACTACCTCGCAGAACGGGGGATCTCTCTGGAGCAAGCCCAGCGAATGCGCTTGGGCGTCGTGCTAGAGCCGCTCACGGGTCATGAAGCCTACATCAATCGCTTGGCGATTCCGTATCTTACACGTTCGGGGGTGGTTGACCTTAGATTCCGTGCGATGGACCACGCAGAACCAAAATACATGGGGATTAGTGGGGCGACAACGCATCTCTACAACGTGGGTGCATTCTTCAAAGCGTCCTCATATATTTCTATCTGCGAGGGTGAGATTGACACGATCACGCTTGATACTGTTTGCGGGATACCTGCGGTGGGGGTTCCTGGAGTCAACAACTGGAAGAAGCACTACACCAGACTCCTCTCTGACTTTGAGAAGGTATTTTTATTTGCTGATGGGGATAACGCTGGTGCTGAGTTTGGTAAGTCTCTTGCTAAGGAGTTACCTAACTTGACCATTGTCAACATGCCCGAGGGCGAGGATGTAAACAGCATATATCGGACAAATGGTGTAGAATATTTCCAACAAAAGATTGCGAGTGCCTAATGTTAATGCCAGATAAGAACGGCGTGTTTAGATGTGAAGATAAGTGCTCGTTTGCGACGGCAGATATCTTTGAGTTTATGGATCATTGTGGCATCGAATTTGGTTGGCAAGTACGCCTAAATAAGCGTTTTTCCTTTGATTTATATACGTTTTTAAGCCTCCTCAACGAGACCGTCAACAAGGGTGATCTCGATGATGCATGGAGTATCGTGCAAGATGCAACCCTCATGATGGTCAATGCAAGTGAGGGAGACCTAGAAGAATTTGTCGAAGAGACAGTTGTAGCCTCTGAGATGAATGACATGATGAGTGACCTAGAAAGACTACTTAAGAAAGACGGAGATGAAAAAGACTAAACGACTTAGTGTAAGAGACATGGTTGCCCATGATTACAAGTGGGAACCACCACAGAAGGTGACTGAGTATGCCTTTGATATACCTGAACCCAATCAGTTTGAGTTAGATATCTGGGAAATCAGTGACACGCTGACTAACCTACTCATCAAGAAGCATGCCGATTACGGCCCAAAGAATATCTCACAAAGTCCTGGAGGCCCACTCAATGGCCTCCGTGTTCGTATGTGGGACAAGGTAGCACGTATCAACAATCTCATTGACACTGGCAAAGATGCAAAGAATGAATCACTTGAGGATTCCTTTGCTGACTTAGCCAACTATTCAATCATCGCACTAATGGTACTGAAAGGTAAATGGCCAGCAGAATGAAAAAGTCAATCAAAAAAACAATCAAGCGTATCTTCGGACCTTACAAAGGTAGCGAACAAAACGGTGGACGACCAATCTATGTGATTAAGAAAAGGACTAAAGATGGTAAAGTGGTTACAACTTCTAGCAATAAGGCTCGAGTTGATTACGAAAAGGCCACAGGAAAAACACTACCCAGAGGAACAGAAGTAGATCACAAGAACAACGGTGGTAGAGCAGGCGATGATAGAATTTCTAACCTTCGTACTATCTCTAAGAGTAAGAACGTTGGGCTAGAGAACAAGCGTCGCGCTAAGAAAACAACTAAGAAGAAAGCGACAAAAAAGACATGAAAAATATCGTTTGCATCTCCGATCTTCAAGTTCCATATCACGATGTAGAAGCCACGAAGGCAGTGGCTAAGTTTATCCAATGGTATCAACCTGAAACTGTAGTATCCTGCGGTGATGAGATGGATATGCAGACGATCTCGAAGTGGAGTAAGGGAACTGAACTAGAGTTTGAACGCTCTATTGGACGTGACCGTGACCTCACTCGCCAAGTGCTCTATGACTTAACCGTTGAGCACATGGTACGTAGCAACCATACTGATAGATTGTTTAACACAGTTGCTATGAGAGCACCAGGATTGCTTGGACTTCCTGAGTTGCAACTAGAGAACTTTCTAGGACTCAATGAACTTGAGATCAAGTATCATACTGATCCGTATGAACTAGCCCCAGGCTGGCTACTCATGCATGGTGATGAGGGTAACGTACAGCCTACGGCTGGAGCCACTGCATTGGGCTTAGCAAAGCGCTCAGGTATGAGCGTCGTCTGTGGTCACACGCATCGCATGGGTCTGACACATCAGACTCAAACCTATCGTGGTGGTAAGCCTAAAACTATCTGGGGTATGGAACTCGGAAACCTCATGGATTATCGTAATGCAAAATACATCAAGGCAGGGCTATTCACATGGCAACAAGGCTTTGGAATCCTGCATGTAGATGGGAAGAATGTAACCCCACAACTTGTTCCTATTATCAACAACTCATTCACAGTGGACGGTAAAACATTCAAATGGTAATAGAAAGATACGATGGACTCGTGGGTGCTATTGCCTACGAGTACTCTCGTAAGTATCACATTGTAGATGCTGACGATGTACGGCAAGAACTATGGTTATGGTTTCTTGAGCATCCTAACAAGGTGAATGCATGGGAAGCGTTAGATGGTAAGCAGTCAATTAAGTTGATCGCTAAGTCACTACGCAACGCTGCAAAGGATTACTGCCAGAAGCAGAAGGCACAGATCGGTGGCTATCGTGTAGAGGATAACTACTACTACGACAGAGAACTGGTCGAGGCTTTACTTCCATCAGTCATTAGAGGTGACGTAGTAGCACCAGCCATCGTTGATTTAGGCTTTATCTCAGGTAAAAAGGTGGCCTCTGAGGGAGGCAATTGGTTTGCCATGATGGCTGATATTGAGTGGGGACTTGATAAACTTACCACTGAACAGAAGAGCATAGTCTTTTTAAGATTCGGTGATGGCTGTGATAACAAGACCTTCGCTAAGGAACTGGGCATCACAGAAGATGCAGCACGTATGAGAGTGAACAGAGCAGTAAACAATTTGATTAACTTCCTCGGTGGCAGTAAGCCACGCAAGGAACACGACTATACAGAAGAGGAAGCCAATGCCAAGATCAATGCAGATAACAGAAGTGATGGAGATCTACAAGAAACTGGAGGACAAGACGAAGGACCAGACATGGACGAGTAAGCACTCAGAGGAAGATGTTAAATTCTTCAATGACGTCAGGGACATGTCGGAAAATCTCGTCAGTCAAATTTATATTTTCATCGAGTACTTCCACCAGTATGTAGACGCTGTTCAGGAGTCTGCTGTGTTCTCACCTACAAAGGTTGGGGAAGTTCCAGAGGACGGCAAGGTCTATCCAACACAAACTTCTTCCGACCCTTCCGCTGAGGAAGTGGTCGTCCCATGATTTGCGACAAGTGTCGTGCTGGTGGCATGGCAAACAAGTTCGGTGAAACCTATCTTGCTATCGGTCTGCATGACCAGTGTACAGGGTGCGTATGCCAGCATAAGACTGGCGAAGGTTGGCACAAAAAAAGGGCATGAAAAAGCCCCCCACCCAGTTACGGGTGAGGGGCGTGTTTGGATTTCCAAACAGTTAAGCAACTCGAACAGGTGCTACCCAGCCACAAGATTCGCACTTAGCGAAGCCCTCTGGAGTAGCGCTCTCCTTGCTTATTTTTCTAGCGCAGTAGTAACACTTCATCAGTGTTTCACTGGCTTATAGATAGGCTCGATTACTGAGTAAACAAGACCAGTAGTAAAGTCTTGCGCTTGATCGTAAGTGTCGAACATTCCATACGACCACGTTCCGTTGCCGTATTCGTCACTTACCCGAACCATGAAGCCAGCGATCTGCATGACTTCATCTTGAAAAAAGACTTGCATGGTAGTTCCTTTCTATAGGGCTAGTAGCAGGATAAATCCCACTAGGATAATTGTACCAATAAAGGTAGCCGCAATCAACTGGAGTTGCTCTCCAACTGATCCCGTAAAGTGATCCCAGTCATGGTTAGACATAGATAACCTTTCTAATCGTTATAGAATTCGTCATAGCATACATCAGGCTCACGACAATCGCAGTCTCGGAACCGTTCACCACAGTCCTCGCATGAATCATCTTTACCTAATGCTATGTCGTCATCTACTCTTGGTTCAGACATAGGTCTTACCTTGTTTGGATTTCCAAACAGAGTCAGTCAATCTTTACCCCTTCCGTAAAACCCTCGGTCATTCCTGGAACTGTGTTAAGCACATGTATAGGAATGATGTTGAGTTGTTTCTGTATATCTCGCCGTTGGCTAGGGTCTAGACCGCCCCATATACCGAACAAGCCAGTATATTTTAGGGCATAGTCTCGACACTCCCGTAACGCAGGACACGACATGCACAATTTCTTGGCATACACAGCCTCGGGAGTCTTGTACTTATTGTTACCACCATGCTCAGGGAACCAGACCTCTGGATCTACTTCCGAGCATAGGGCATGTTCAGTGAACAGTGGAAAATGATGTTCGGTCACTTGCTCACCGCGATTCCGCTTATGGAATCCATCTTATCCCATGCACACTGTTGGCAATAAAACCCTGCGCTCATGTCGTGCGCTAAGACCATGATGGGCATGGCACACTTAGAGCACAGGGCTTCCTTGTATTTATTCATTGTTACCTTCCATTGGTAATTGGCCAGCCATGCGTTGATACTCAGTGGCTCTGAGCATTAACTGTGCATGGCGTTCCTTGTTGCCTTCCCGTAACGCTTGTTCAGCGTCATGTAGGAATAGTTCAGCGCGTACCCCTAGATAGAATGGGGTAGGCGGTACTGGCTTGCGCTTCTTGCTCATAGTAGCCACGCGCCTTCCTTGCCGTTGACTGCCCATGTCTTGCCGTTGCCCTGATAGCATAGGCAATCGGTAAGGTAAGTGTTGCAGTCATAGCATGATCCACACGCCATGCAGTAGTGATCATCCCAGTCCTCGACCATAGCCGCATCTACATAGGTCTCGCACACAGTACACTCGCGCCATAGGACATCCTTATCATCGGATTTACCACCGAAGCCGAGACCAAAGTCTAAAGGGTTGACGGACTTCCATGATCCGCGTGAGTAGGTATCAAGATAGCAGGAGTCGTTAGACCACCACACTCCCGACTCATCCTTACTACCCTTCTCAGCATGGTAGAGATAGCACTGATACTCAGCGCGTGGATCTACAGTGAGAATACATACCTTGGAACCGTTGGTGAAGTCCTCAATGAGGTTGGACACTTGTGAGTTATCTAGGGCAGTAACCCCACCGATTGCAGGCAGTAGATCCTCAGCGAAGATACGCGTATCACTACGATCATCACCTTGAGGCTCAACGATAGGCAGTACGCCATTGTGTGCAAGGTAGGTGAGGTTATTGCCTACGCCTACTTGGAATGGATGGCAGTTATCGACAGTTGTCGTACCATGAGTGGCGAATCGTGCGTGCCACATGGCATAGCCTTCTGGATACTTGCCACGCATCTCGAGGAAGCGCTGGATGGATGTATCAGCGTTCATCGTGCGTTCTACATGGATGCGGTTCTCGCTAGGAATTACGATAGCGAAGCCGAAGCCATGAGGATTGTTGAGAGCAGAGTTTTCTAACTTCTCACGTGATGGGATCACGTTTGGTGGAATTACACATAACATACACATTTTATACACTCATTTCTGTTTGGAAATCCAAACGATTAGTTTTCATCAACTGAATCAGTCACGAAAGATTTTTCCATGGCTGTGAATAGATTTGGATAGGTTGAGGCATTCTCTACGACATACCCAGTGAACATCATCCATGAGAGAGCCTTATTGCTGGCGCTCACATGTAGTCCTCGCGTGTACTCGACTGCACACTGGACGAGTTCCAGTGCCATGAGTACACGTTGAGGCTTGAGTGAACCTCTGAACACTCGAACCTCTAAGGTTGCCGAGTTCTCGGAGTTGATCGCTGAGTAGCGACCATTATGCTGAGCGCCATGCTTGATCTTGCTAACAAGGCGACCCTTATCCTCGAAGGTGGCGTAGTGGGATGTACGCCCAGCAAGTCGGCTGATCTGGCGCTCATTGTCGTAGATCAGTTTCATGAATCGCAACTCATGAGCCTGAACCTTGGTGATGTCCCGTCTACTGTTTGGAATTCCAAACGCACTACGCGATACGTGGACATGCAGACCGCATGTACTTGTATCCCATGAACGGAAGCCCAACCTACGCAGTTGGTTTAGCGCAGACCAATCGAAGTTCCGTTGGTACTCATCTAGTGAGTGAGGATGAGTGACGATCTCGAAGCCTTGACTGAGAGAGCCGTCCTCTTTGAGATAGATACGCTCACCGAGAGCGTTAACGATCACCTCTGCACCATCTCTGATGGAGTTGCCGTCAGACTCGACTTCTAACTCGAAGCCCATGTGATAGGTCGCAATACCAAAGAAGTACGGGCGTGGCTTGTACGAATACGAGTTGATGAGGTGAGACCCATCTTGGTCGCAGTCATGGCCGTCACCATCCCAGTATTGCTCGCCACAGTCGTCACATGTATAGACGTTATTGTCCCAGCACATCTCGCAGTAACGAGTGCCGTTAAAATAAGCCGAATCGTCTAGGACTTCTAGACTCTCACATGAGGCGCAGTGAAAGAAGTTATCAGAGCCACCATTGTCGGCATAGATTTCTTCTTGGCACTTCTTGCAACACTCTTGGCCAAAGATTTTCTCGAAGGTCTCGAAGTTGAGATCACGAGAATAACTGGAAGGTACGCGCCAGTTATGGCGTGGATGCTGAGCACTGCAACGTTCGCACCACTGGGAGCAGTTATTATCATCATGGACGTGTACTTCTGCCCCGTTACCATCATGAGTAACGACCAGATCAGAATTATCCCTCACGCCTTCGCATGAGTAGCAGGTGATCGTGTCGGCATCTGGACGAGGACGGTTATCTCTAACCATGTATAGCGCCTCCTCGGTGAGCATGTCGCTATACCGATAGAGTTCCGTAAGGTGCGCCACTAGGCAGTTCACGCACATCTCATTGGAGTCCTTGATGATCGAGATTACATATAGTTCCTGATAGGTGCGACAAGCGCCACATCTAGCAGTCGTGACGTAGCCCCATGTATTGCAGGTGGCTACATCCTCTGAGGTTAGAGTCATTACATTATCCTTTCGTTTCTGTTTGGAAATCCAAACGGTTCATGAGAGTTCCTGATATTCATGGTGCAGGTTGATCAGTTCTTCGGTATCGTTGATCTCATCATACTCGGCCTTGACCTTGTTGAATAGCGATACATAGACCCGTTCATGCCATTCTAGAGCGCGTGGATCTTGCAAGATGAGTTCTGAGGCGTTTTCCAATCCCACAAGAATCATCATGAGTTCTGTCTTGTTCTCGATTATCATGGCTACATACCTGACTTGTTCAGATCTTGCTCGGCTTGTAGATAAGCCTCGCGCCAGTAGTTGCGTGACTCGGTGAGTCGGTGATTAGCAACGGCGGTGGTGATTACTACGATTAGAGATGAGGTGAGCGCTATGGTGAGCGCGACCAGATCCCATGCTGATAGAACTATCATTAACTTACCCTTCTGTTCTTGTTTGGAAATCCAAACAGTGCGAGGACATACTTTGCCCTTGCATATCCTATTTTACGCTAGTGGCTAACCTGAGTCAAATGAGCATGACCACTGGAACTTGCCCCCACCGACCCAAACCATTCCGTAGACCGCAATGGCTGGCCACCCACCCCCGACACAAACCAACACAAATTGCCGTGAGGACTGGCCGACACAAACTTTCGCGCCCGTCCGATCCTGCCCCCGTCCGCGCCGTTTGGAAATCCAAACGCCAGAAAATCGGAGCATAGAAAAACCCCCACCCTCGAAAGAGTGGGGGTCTAACTTCTAACGCTTAGGCAGATTTTTTGCCCTTCGCTGGGTGACGCTCGACAGTCTCGTTTAGCGCTTGAGTGTGGAGCGAAGTAGTCACGAGATGGTTCACGAGTTTAATCAACTCGGACGCAGAATCGAAATCCGTCACAGTGACGTCCACGAGATCGCGCAGACCTTCGAGCGCTTGAGCGATTAGGCCGTCCGCGTTGAGAGATACCTCGACCTTGCCAGCCTTGCGACTTGCTGGCGCGTTGCGCTTAGGCTTCGCGTCTCTGGCGTCCTCTGCCTTCTTGATGAACTCATCCCATGACTTGACCAGACCAGCCAGAGCGAGAGCGCCGTCCGCCTTGAGCGCACGTTGAGCCAATTCTGCGCCCTTGCAGATTTCAACAACGGAGACCTTATCGGCGCCAGCGATATCAAAAGCGCGGACGATCACTGGCACGAACTTTGCGCTGTTCTTGGTGATTCCGCGAACTTCGCCAGCCTTCTTTGCTTCCTCGATTGTTGCCTCAAAGTCACGAACCGAGACCTTTACCGCCGAGCGATACCAAGCGCGGACGCCTTGATCGCCAGACGCAACGAGTGACGCATATGATTTTACGAGTGACGCGATTGCCTTGCCCTTTGGTGCTTCTACCTTTGCAGACATGATTTGGAACCTTTCAGTAAATCGAACCGCCTTGTGCGATTTGATAAGAGAATCGTCTCATGGATCCCGAAATAAGTCAAACAGGCGCAAGCCCCAAAAGTGTTTGGAAATCCAAACAGAAGCACGCTCAAAACACGCTCAGCCAGCCAGCCCAGACCCTCGACCAGATAGTCACCCGACACAAACTCCGAGCCAAAAAAAATCGCGCTCGCTCCTTCGTCGCTCGCGGTCTGCCGATGGTACAGATAGTTAATCCAAGTTCCCGTTTATAAATACCCAGTTCCCATGCGTTGCCCAGCCGTCAGGCACAGGCAAAGACATTGGAATAAATACTCATCAAAGGCTTGGAAAAACTTCGAGTCGCTTGGGGCGACCCCAGTGCTTATTACTCCCGCTGGTCGTATAATACACTATCGCATTACAATATTTTTCCAGTATTTACGGGGGAAATGTCCGTTTTAGTATAATAAGTTAGTGAAGTACATCACATTTGCTATATTACAGCGTTCGCTTTTCCGTTTTGAACGGGTTTATATATATAGACGAACGACTCCTACAGAGTGAGTCTATCTTAGATGTGAGTGGGTGGCTGAGACAGCCGAAACGATAGTGTAGGCTGGCTTGATGCCAGCCACGAACCCAGGGGTTAGCGAGGCTCGCACAGGCGAGCCGAGCGATAAAGGGGATTTTATACAAAGGGTTTAATGGAGGGGTTATAATGGCTGCTAAGGGCGGTAAAGAGCACCACAATGTAGTCGCTCTCAGAGAGGCAAAGGCAAAGGTTTTAGACTTTGTACGCCAAGGCTTAGATATTCCAGATGCATTAGCAAGGGCTGAACGTAAGCCAGATGTTATGAAGGACTGGCGCAAAGACGCCGCCTTTATGAGGGAACTTGAGAAGGCCCGAGCAGAGGGCGAAAAGACTTTAAGTATAGTTTCAGGGGATGCCAAGTTCAAAATTGGCTTTGAGGAGTTCAGCCGTGAGTTTCTTGACTCGCCGATCTTCCAGCATCACAGATCATGGATTGACGTGCTTGAGGGAAGAGAACCTTCCTACATTCACCCGTCGATGGTCTATGACCCTGCCTCTAAGAAGCGTCTGCTTATCAACGTCCCCCCAGAGCATGCCAAGTCTACGGTCATCACGGTCAACTACTGTGTGTACCGAATCGCCATGGACCCCAACATTAAGATCACCATCGTTTCCAAGACTCAGGAACGCGCTAAGGAGTATCTTTACTCCATCAAGCAACGGCTAAGCCACGAACGCTGGTCTAAGTTACAGGCAGTCTATGGGTCTGCAGGGGGTTGGAAAGAGGATGCGGATACTTGGAAGGCTGATCGCATTTACCTTTCTCGTGATTCTACCGAAAAGGACCCGACGGTGCAGGCGCTCGGAATTGGTGGCCAGATTACTGGCGCCCGTTCCAACCTCATCATCCTGGACGACGTTGTTACGACTTCAAACGCGCATGAGTGGGAGAAGCAACTCCTCTGGCTCCAGCGAGATGTAGTCACCCGTCTGGGTGATAACGGTAAGTTGCTCATCGTAGGCACACGTATTGCTGCCAATGACCTCTACCGAGAGATTAGAAACCCTGAGCACTGGACAGGTGGCAAGTCACCGTTCACGTATCTTTCAATGCCAGCAGTACTTGAGTTCGCAGATAACCCAAAAGACTGGGTTACTCTCTGGCCTAAGGCACATATCCCATGGGAAGGCTCAGATGAAGATATTTTACCAGATGAAGATGGCCTCTATCCTAAATGGGACGGGGGCGCATTATTCCGTAGACGTAGTGAAGTCTCGCCAAGTGCGTGGGCGTTGGTATACCAGCAACAGGACGTACAGGAAGACTCAATATTTGCCCCTGTCTGTGTACAAGGTTCGATCAACAGGATGCGAAAGCGTGGCCCTCTAAAGGCTGGTAGCGCTGGACATCCTTCTGAGAAGGGCTCTTGGTACACCATCATGGGTCTAGACCCTGCCATGACTGGTAATACAGCAGCAGTGGTTATCACAGTAGATCGCTATAGTCGCAAAAGGTACGTCCTTGATGTCGAAAATATGTTCGATCCTACACCACAGAAGATTCAGAAGTTAATTCAAGACTGGGTTGAGAAGTATCATCCCCAAGAATTAAGAATTGAAACCAACGCTCATCAGAAAGCATACGCTTTAGATGATGATCTGCGTCAGTACCTAGCCTCAGCAGGAGTTCGCTTCTCGAGTCAGTTCACTGGCAAGAACAAATGGGATACACAATTCGGCGTAGCAGCCATGTCGGGTCTCTTTGGGACTATGCGTGGCACAACATTTAATAACGACAACCTCTTGGAACTTCCAGCAGTGGAAGGTTCGGAAGGCATCAAGGCTCTGATCCAGCAATTAATAACTTGGGAGCCTAATACTAAAGGCAAGACCGACTGTGTGATGGCGCTTTGGTTCTGTGAACTACGCGCCAAAGAAGTGATCTCAATCGGAAGAACCAATCAGAGCCATATACCCAACAAGTGGGCAACTCGTAAACAACAACAAGAACGCTACGTACTCAATGTCAACGACTATGAGTTTGGTGAGGAACAGGAATAACGATGGCATTAGATATTGATAGAATCGCTAAGCGCGTTGATAATCTCAAGCGCTTGCATTCTGAGCGCGATTTTCGCATGTCACAAATTCAGGCTGTTCGCAAAGGCCAGATTGCTAGCATCTTCCCAGATATGTTCCCTGAGGGACTACCTCACTCAATGGTTGCTAACTTTATCGACGTTGCAGCCCGTGACCTTGCAGAAGTTCTAGCCCCACTACCATCATTTAACTGCGGCGCAGTCAAGGTTACAGATGCCAAGGCACGTAAGTTTGCTGATAAGCGAGCAATGATTGCCAACAACTATGTTGCACATTCACGCCTCCAGTCACAGATGTACTGGGGAGCAGACTGGTACTTCTCATACGGATTCTTGCCAATTCACATTGAGCCAGACTTTGAAGGAGATATTCCTTTCATCCGTGTCGAAGATCCAATGGGATCTTACCCAGAGTTTGACCGTTTTGGACGCTGCGTAGCATACGCTAAGCGTTACAAGAAGACATCTAATGAACTTGCACATGAGTTCCCAGAGTTTGCAACCACTATCCTTGGTCGCTTTGGTGAAAACACAGGCAACGATATTGAACTTATCAAGTACATGGATAAAGACCAGACGGTTCTTTACATGCCACATAACAATAATTTAGTTCTTAGCAAGGTGAAGAATCCTCTTGGCAAGATGATGGTGCGTATTGCACGTCGTCCTGGCATTGATGATGAACCACGCGGACAGTTCGATGATGTCATCTATGTACAGATGGCACGTGCTCGTTTTGCTAACCTGGCAATGGAAGCGGCTGAAAAGTCAATCCAAGCGCCACTTGTTGTACCTAACGATGTATTGGACCTTCCTATGGGTCCTGATGCAGTTATCCGTACAACTCAACCACAAGGTGTCGGGCGTGTCCGTTTGGACATTCCTGCTGCTGCTTTTCAGGAGCAATCAGCACTCCAATCAGAATTACGACTTGGTGCTCGATATCCTGAGGGTAGAACTGGAAACATTGACGCAAGTATTATTACTGGTCAAGGTGTCCAGGCGTTACTTGGTGCTTTCGACTCTCAGATCAAGGCTGGTCAAACCATCCTTGCTGAGGTGTTCGAGGATGTCATTAAGTTAGCGTTTGAGATGGACGAAGTTCTTTTCGACAAGGAAAAGAGCGTTAGAGGAACAGCACAGGGTACGCCGTACGAGTTAAAGTACATGCCAAGCAAGGATATCAATGGCGACACTTCTATTGAAGTTCGCTATGGCTTGATGGCTGGATTAGACCCTTCACGTGCATTGATCTTCTCACTACAAGCACTAGGTGCAGACCTTGTATCCAAAGACTTTATCCGTCGAGAACTACCATGGAATGTTAATACAACCATGGAAGAAACACGCATTACTGTAGAGAAAATGCAGGAGAATCTCACTCAGGCTATTACAGCAACTGCACAAGCAATTCCTGCAATGGCAGCGCAAGGAGCAGATCCTTCACCGCTTATTAAGAATATTGCCGATGTGATTGATCGCATCACTAGGGGAGAAAACATACAGGATGCTGCGTTGGCAGTGTTCACGCCGCCTCAACAGCCTGAACAACCAGCACAGCCAGAGATGGCTCCACCAGGCACACAAGGCCCAGTTGAGCAGGCTCCCCAATCCCC